AGTTGTTAGGTTTAAATTAGCACTCGTGTTCTCTGCCGTTACATTGGTATTGTAGGTAGGATTACTACCTTCCGAACCAAAGGACGAAATAATTGTTTTATCGGGTTGGTCTGCTGTTCCGTCCCAGCTCAACACCACCGCTCGAAAATCGTCTACTGCGGCATCAGAGCTTTTAGCTTGAAATGATAAAGTAACAGTCTTACCAATTAAATTTTGACATTGAGATGCTTCTAACCACTGTAATACTCCGGCTTTTTTGTTTGCCGTTTCAATACTCAGTACTATTGCGGAAGATGAACCTGTTGGTGGGTCTAAAACACTCTGCACAACATCAATAGCATCATTTCCGTCACTAACAATAATCCATTGATCTAAACAGTAGTTTTCTGAATTGTTTGCACCTGAAATTGGTGTGGTTGCATTAATAGTTTTACCTCGTTGAGCTACAGCAAACTCTGGGTTTAAAATATAATTACGTGTACCTGTTGATGTAGTGTTTACAGATGCTACTCCAGATAAATCTTTACTATTAAGAGTTAGACCTACATTATGGTTATGAGTGACCGTAACGTCTTGGTCTGCACCAAACGCAAGTGCCTGTGAATCATTGGGTAACTGAACTTGAGCGCTTTCGCTCATATCTATTTTTATTCCAGTAATATCTGAAGACCCATCAGTACCTTTTAGTATTATATCAGTATCAGAACCTTGAGCATCAATCGTGATATTTCCTGCACTAGTAGCCAATGTACTAGCCGCATCTCCAGTGCCTATGTCATCTAATGCTACACTGGCTGATACACTACCAAAAACCAAATCACTACCATCACTTTGTAAAACTTGACCATTACTGCCTAGTGCAAGAGCAGATGGGTCTCCACTAGAATCGCCAACTATAATTTTTCCTCTTGCTAATCCTGCCATTTTTGCAAGTGTTACAGCGTTATCTTGAATATCATTAGTTTCTATTGTGTCATTTGGAAATGTTGGCACTTGTGTAAAATCAACTACACCACCTGATGAAATAGATATAGCATCTGGATCACCAGCGGAACCAATAGTACCTGCGTTTGGAATAAGTAAATTACCAGTAGTAGTAAGCTGACCTGTAGTAATTTTTTTAGATAATAAACTTGTAACTGCGGCTCCACTACCTGCACCATCAGCGATTACTATATCAAAACCGCCATTAGGTATTGTGACGTTTGCTCCACTACCTTGTGATATAATTATAGAATACGGACCGCTACTACCACTATCGGTTGTAGAATTAATAATAAAATATAATTTATCTTGGTCATTAGGACTTATGGTAATAGTATTGTTAGCACCTAAAGCACCTGTAAAATTTATAACTTTAAACTGACCGTCTGATAAAGATCCATCAGAAGTAGTTAAAGTGTGAGTAGTTCCAGATAGTGCAACAGAACCAACCCCAGATAAAACTCTATCTATAATATCAAAATTAGTATTTAATGTTCCTCCCCAGGCTCCTTCTTGTTCTCCTGCGCCTGGTTTTTCTAAACCATTATTTACTGTAAAGGTACTTGCCATTTATTTTGCTTCCAACGTTGCCACTTTAGTTTCTAACACTTCGATTTTTAATATGGCTTCTTGTAAAGCGGCAGTTAATAGTGGAACTAATTTGGCTTGGTCAATTCCTTGCGGTTTAATAGTTTTACCATCATCTTGCATTTCATCTTTTGTGCCGCTTATAGCTTCTGGCACAACGGCTTGTGCCTCGTGAGCAAGAAAACCATCTAGCGTAGTATCTTTATTCGCAATAAAATTAAATCGTGATGGCTTCAGTTGTTTCAGTCGAACTATACCATCAGTAATACCACTAACATTTTCTTTTAAACGATAGTCTGAAGAAGTAATGTATTGTGTGGCTGTTGTAGATGTTCGTATTTCACC